AGAAAATCATACTGCGCTAGATCACTAGGACAATTAAAAAGGTCATCTGCAAAAACTCGTAACGATCCAAATTCTCGTATCCGTCAGGCACGTAGAAGGTGGAAATGTTAACATTAGAAACACTCGTACACAAACTTAGAAAAGAACTAAAAGATAACTACCAATCAGTTGGCGATGCCATGATTGCTGGTGGTTGTAATAACATGGATCAATATAAATACATGGTAGGTCAAGCACATGCCTATCAATCTATTGATAGTGCACTAACTGAAATATTAAATGAAACAGACAAAAAGGAGAAAAAAGAAGATGAGCAAAGCAGAGACAACGTCATCGACGTCGACTTCAACGGAAGTTCCGAAGACTAGAATGGCGCTAGAAGAAAAATACAAAGACATGGGATCGACAACAAAAAAATCTGTTGATGAAACGAATGTCGCAGATATTAAAGATGAATTACCAACCCCATCAGGTTGGAGATTATTAGTTTTACCTTTTACTCCAAAAGAGAAATCAAAAGGTGGAATTTTAATTGCACAAGAAACATTGGACAGATTACGAATTGCAGTTAACTGCGGTTATGTAATTAAAATGGGTCCACTTGCATACAAGGATAAAGAAAAATTTGAAACGGGTCCTTGGTGTAAAGAAGGAGATTGGGTGATCTTTGCCAGATATGCTGGTTCAAGACTACCAATAGAAGGCGGAGAAGTCCGTATTCTTAACGACGACGAGGTTTTGGGAACGATTAAGAACCCAGAATCTGTGTTGCATCACATATAACATAGAAGGAGGAAACTATGCCAGAAGAAACAAAAGTTGGTGAACCTATGGTTGATATAGATTCATCTGGACCAGACGCTGAAGTTGAGTTACAAGACGAAGCGAATGAATCCGGAGCAGTTGAATCGACTCAGGACACTAGTACTGAAGCAGTGGCAACAGAAACCACTAGCGACTCGCCACAAGAAGCGAGCGACGAGAAGAAAGACGAAAAGAAAGAAGAATTAGAAGATTACAGTAAAACTGTACAAAGAAGAATAGCAAAACTAACCAAAAAGATGAGAGACGCTGAAAGAGAGCGTGACGAAGCTTTAACCTTTGCACAATTGCAAAAAAGAAGAGCTGAAACTTTAGGTAAGAAATATTCTACTTTAGAAACAGAGTCTGTTAAAGACAGACAAACAAAAATCCAATCTTTATTAGATGCTCAAAAGGCAAAACTAGCACAAGCTAGAGAATCTGGAGACACTAATGCAGAAGTGGATATTTCAAAGGAAATTGCAAGACTTGGTTACGAGGAAGCTAAATTAGCAGAAATGTCAAATAGACCTCAAACTCAAGTTGAAGAAACTCCTGTTGAAACACCTAACTATACTCAATATCAACAACCAGAAATTAAAGCTGATCCAAAAGCAGAAGAATGGGCAGCTAATAATAGATGGTTTGGTACAGATAGAGCCATGACTTATACGGCTTTTGACTTACACAGAACACTTGTTGATGAAGAAGGATATGATCCTAAATCTGATGAGTATTATGCGGAAATAAACAAGAGAATAAGACTTGAATTTCCAAATAAATTTGATACATCTAATGATAGCAAAGGTGAATCGACTAAACCTGTGCAGACAGTAGCGTCGGCGACGCGAAGCACAAAAACTGGTCGCAAAACTATCAGACTCACCCCTACTGAAGTTGCTATCGCCAAAAAATTAGGAGTGTCATTAGAAGATTATGCAAAACAAAAAAAACTCATGAAGGAGGTTTAAGCATATGGAAGATAAAAATATAAAGACCCCTCGTGCGAGCCAGTCTAGAGCTAAAGATGTTAGACCACAGACTTGGACTCCACCGTCCGCATTGGACTCACCACCTGCGCCACAAGGATTTAGGCACAGATGGCTAAGAGCAGAAGTTCTTGGCTTCGAAGATACCAAAAATATGTCTGGTAAACTTCGAGGAGGATGGGAATTAGTGAGAGCTGATGAATATCCAGGAGAACATTTTGATTCTTATGCCGAAGGCAAATACGCAGGTGTAATCGGAGGCGGCGGCCTTGTGTTGGCAAGGATACCAGAAGAGATCGCAAAATCTCGTGAGGAATACTATAAAAGGTTAACTCAAGAACGAGATGAAGCAATAGCAAACGATCCTCTTAAGGACCAGCATGCAAGTATGCCTATCAATGCTGATAGGCAAAGTCGCGTAACTTTTGGTGGCCCTAAAAAATAATTTTTTAGCGATCCCAATTATGCGATACTAAACTTAAACTAAGGAGAAAAAATATGGCTAATGAAAGCTCAATCGGTTATGGTCTTAGACCAATCGGTAAAGTTGGTCAGAATAAAGACAACCAAGGTTTAAGTGAATATAGTATTGCTGCTAGTGCAAGTGCTATCTACCAAAACGATATCGTTTTCCCACAGGCTGACGGTACTGTTGCGGTAGCAGCTGCAACTGACACGAACTTACTAGGTTCACTTAACGGTGTTTTTTACACTGATCCATCAACACAAAAGCCGACTTATGCGAACCATCTGAAAGCATCTAACACTGCTACAGATATCGTAGGGTTCATTTCTGATGACCCTTATGAAAGGTTTGAAATCAGATCGGCAGGAACAGTAGCAACTACAAGTGTATTCCTATCTGGAGACATTTCTTATGTTGCTGGTGATTCCGCTAACTATGTATCTAGAACAAAACTAGCTGCAACATTGATTACAGATGCAACATCTCAGTTGACTGTTATCGGTTTCTCAAAAAGAGAAGGCGATGGCGACGCTGCTGCGGTTAACCCGTCAGTAGTAGTTACTATCAATGAGCACTACTTTATTGGTTCTAGAAACGCGCTGTAATAGGAGGATTATAACTTATGGCTATATCAAGAGGACAACTAGTTAAAGAACTAGAGCCAGGTTTGAATGCACTATTCGGCTTGGAATACAAAAGGTATGAAAATCAGCATGCTGAAATTTTCGACAACGAAACTTCAGACAGAGCTTTCGAAGAGGAAGTAATGTTATCAGGTTTCGGAAATGCGCAAACTAAACCAGAAGGTTCTGGAGTAACGTTTGATAACGCACAAGAAACTTTCACTGCTAGATATACGCACGAGACAATTGCTCTAGCGTTTTCAATCACTGAAGAAGCGATTGAAGATAACTTGTATGACAGACTTTCGTCTAGATATACAAAAGCTTTAGCAAGATCTATGGCGAATACTAAACAAGTAAAAGCAGCTAACGTTCTAAATAATGCGTTCAGTTCATCATTCCCTGGTGGAGATGGACAACCATTATTAGATCAAGCTCACCCAACAATTGCAGGTTCGTTCAGAAACGAATTAGCAACTGCTGCTGACTTAAACGAAACTTCATTAGAGCAATCATTAATTGATATTAATGCATTCACTGATGAAAGAGGTTTAAAAATTGCAGCTAGAGGAGTGAAAATGATCATTCCAAGTGAATTACAATTCACAGCGGAAAGATTAATGAAATCTGCTCAAAGAGTTGGTACTGCTGATAATGATATCAACGCAATCAATAACATGGGGATGATTCCTCAAGGTTATGTAGTGAACAACTACTTAACTGATACTGATGCGTTCTTCATTAAAACTGACGTTCCAAATGGAATGAAAATGTTTACAAGAGCAGCTATCAAAACTGCAATGGAAGGTGACTTCGATACTGGAAACGTAAGATACAAAGCTAGAGAAAGATACAGCTTCGGTTGGTCTGACCCTAGAGGTATGTTCGGTTCTCCAGGAACTGCGTAATAAATACTTGTTAATAAAGTATTAATTATTTGGAAAGGCCCCTTTACTGGGGCCTTTCTTTTTTATAGAAAGGACAAACCATGACAGGAAAATATTTAATAAAAATCTTCACAAAAGAATGGCAAACAAAGTTTGAATTAGAAACAGAAAGCTCTATGATAACCATTCAACAAGTTCATAAAGAAATCATTGACTATCTGGGAAAAAACAGTATAAACTGGGAGCCGAACAAGTTAAAGTACAACGGTACTAACAAGTTCTATATAACCTATGAGGAGGTTAAAAATGGCTCAGGACAACATGGTGTTGTTCGCTCAGAAACTGAAGCTCGAATCTAAGTGGAACGAGCTGTTTCTTCAAAACGGCGGAATGGTAACACCAGAAATGTCAGTTCTTGGAGATGAGATCAAAACGGTAATACGATCTATCTTAAAGAATCAAGAGAGTCCTAGAAATATTAGAGATGGTGAAAACCATCTTTATGCTGGCTAACTAGGATATCTTTTCAATTAAAAGTGGTTTCCGCTCATAAGGATAGCTTGCACTCTACAATAATCTATTATATAAATTAATTACTATACATATTAAATTGATACAGACGCGTATAGTCGACGGCCTAGAGACTGTATCAAATTAACTAGGAGGATAATACTATGGCAAACACAACTTTTTCAGGACCGGTTATATCCAAAAATGGATTTATCGGAACTGGACCAGGTTCAACAATTGCTCTTACAGCAAATACTTCTTTGACTGTAAATGATCATGCTGGAAGAATCTTGCTTTTACAAGATGCTGACGGTATTTTTACTTTACCTTCAATTATAACTACTGCTGATGCAGCTGTCGCTGGACCAACTGATATAAATAACAAAAATAATATTGGTGCAACTTTTACTTTTTATGTAGATATAACTGCAACTGATATTCAAATTGTAACTGATGGAACTGACAAGTTTACAGGTGTTGCACAAATTGGTGGAGACGGAACTACTGTTTCTTCTTTCTTTGCATCAGCAACAAATGATGTCCTTTCTATGAATGGATCAACAACTGGTGGACTCGTTGGATCTTATGTCCAAGTTACAGCTTTAGAATCTGCTCAATACTTAGTGACAAACTCACTACTTCTTGGTTCAGGATCTTTAGCTACACCATTTAGTGACACGTAAAAAATAAATAAATAGTGGCTCCTTCGGGAGCCACAACAAAGGAGATATAAATGGGAATGAAATCAGATGTTAAAGCAATTAGAAAAACAGATGCTACATCAGTTTTCGCAGGTAGAACAAGATTAAGAGGTATTATTGTAGAAAATACAAATGCTACAACTGCTCAATCTATTACTTTGCAAGATGGAAATTCTGTAACTCAATTTGAAGTAAGCTGTCCAGCAGGAGATGTTTTTGCTTTTAATATTCCAGAAGATGGAATTTTATTTGAAGATGGAATGACGGTATCAGCTATTGGCGCTGATATAGCTGCTACGATATTGTTAGACAAGTAGGAGGCTAAATGGCTAACACTACTTCTGGCACAACTACTTTTGATAAAACTTTTGCGATTGATGAAATCATAGAAGAAGCTTATGAAAGAATTGGTATTCAAACCAATTCTGGATATGACATCAAAACAGCAAGAAGATCTTTAAATATTCTTTTTCAAGAATGGTCAAATAGAGGATTACATTATTGGGAAGTAGCTAATAATTCTATTACACTTGTTCAAGGTCAATCTGAATATACGATGTTTAGATCAACATCTGATGGAACATCCGATGCAACTGCTGTTTACGGTGTTGATGATGTATTAGAAGCCGCTTACAGAAACTCATCTTCGGTTGATTTTCCATTAACCAAAATTTCAAGAAGTGAATATCAAGCTTTATCAAATAAAACAGATCAAGGAACTCCAACACAATATTTTGTGCAACGATTCATTGATAAAGTCACCATTACATTATATCTTACTCCAGGAAGTACAGAAGCAGGAAATACAATAAACTATTATTATGTTAAAAGAATTCAAGATGTGGGCGATTATACTAATGCTACTGATGTGCCTTATCGTTTTGTTCCCTGCATGTGCGCTGGTCTTGCTTATTATCTTTCTCAAAAACGAGCTCCTCAAAGAACACAAGAATTAAAATTATTATACGAAGACGAATTACAAAGAGCATTAGCTGAAGATGGTTCTTCATCTAGTTCTTATATAACCCCAAAAACTTATTATCCAAATGTCTAATACTGCTTCAGGAAAATTTGCAAAATTTATATCTGACAGATCAGGTATGGAATTTCCATATAAAGAAATGGTAAAAGAATGGAATGGAGCAAGAGTCCATATATCTGAATTTGAACCTAAGCATCCACAACTAGAACCCAAACCTCATACAGCGGATCCACAAGGTTTAAGAAATGCAAGACCTGCAAGAACAGAGCCCGCTGTAGCAAGTATGCTTCCATCTAATCCGATTGGAACTGTAACTAATTCTTCAACAGTGACGATTACAGAACCTTCAAATGGAAGAAATATAGGTGATGTCATTGAACTTAGAAATGTTGATGGATCTCCAGGAGGTCTTTCTTTTACAACTTATGAAAATTCTTTTGTTATTACATCTGTAACAACAAACAGTTTTACCTTTAATTTAAATACAACAGCTGCTATAACAGAAAATTCAGGAGGAGCGGTCGTGACAGCTGGACCGGTTACATTAACACCATGACTTATGCAGAATTAGTAGCTAAAATTAGAAATTACACAGAAGTCGATGCAAATGTATTTGACGCTACGATTGTAGATGGTTTTATATCTGATGCAGAATTTAGAATATTAAGAGATGTTGATTCTGATAATAATAGACAATATGCTCAAGCGGATATTGTTGCAGGACAAAGATATGTTAACACACCACTTATTTCTGATGAAACTTTAATTATAAGATCAGTTCAAATTACCAATTCTACAGGTGGAGCAGATAACTCCAGCCGCGCGTTTCTAGAATACAGAGACGTGAATTTTATATCAGAATACAATGGAACGGGCAGCCAGGGACTTCCTAAATATTATAGTTATTGGGATGAAAATACGATTGTATTGGCTCCAACCCCAGATCAAGCATACAATATGCAGATAAATTATAACTTGAAACCAACTGGATTATCGTCTAGTAATACGACTACATACTTAAGCAAAGAATTCCCAAATGGCTTATTGTATGCATGTCTTGTCGAAGCTTACGGGTTTTTAAAAGGACCTGCTGATATGATTCAATTCTACGAAGGAAAATATCAACAAGCTCTACAAGGATTTACAGTAGAACAAATGGGAAGAAGAAGACGAGATGAATACACAAGTGGTTCACCTCGACTTCCTAAAACACAATAAGGAGTAAACATGGCTATAACACAAGCAGTCGCAAACGCTTTTAAAAAACAGTTGTTAGAAGGTGATCATGATTTCACTCAAACAACAGGTGATAAATTTAAATTAGCTCTATATGTTTCTACTGCA